ATATCCGCCATTCAAACTAATTAAAGATTCCATTGATATGGATGATATAACAGAAATTACCTTTAATATGTTGGCTCAATCTATTGAATATGTTTATGATGGTGAACAATTTCACTATGCGAAAGAGGTTTCTGTAGAAGAATTAGTTGAGTTTATTGAACAATTAAACCAAGAACAATTTGAGAAACTAGAAAAGTTCTTTAATAGTATTCCTAAACTGTCTAAAAAAATTGATATGACTTGTTCCAAATGTGGTTTCGGCCACCATTTGGATGTGGAAGGGCTCGAAAGTTTTTTCGGCTAGTACTTGGTTATGATGATTTAAAAAATTACTACAAGACTAACTTTTCATTGATGCAACACCATAAGTATAGTCTTACCGAACTTGAAAATATGATACCTTGGGAACGAGATATCTATGTCGCCATGTTGATTCAATATTTGGAAGAAGAAAACCAAAAACTAAAAGAACGACAAAGAAAATAAATGAACTTATTTGGAAAAAATAAAAAAGATGAAGGTGAATATTCGCCTAGTCCTGTCGTATCTGAAAAAACAAAAAGTTCTGCCAGTTTTTTAAAAAAGACCGTAAGTAAAATTGGTGGTCTTTTTGGAAAAAATAGTGTTGAAGATTTAACTGTTGAACCTATGTCTAACACCGAATATCTCGGTGAAATTTATAAATTGATGACACAAAACCGTGATGATGAAAAACTGGATCACGAACAACAGGTCAACCGAAAAGAAGAAGAAGATTCTGAGGATCAAAAAAGGCACGAAGAAATAATTAAGGCCTTAACTTTACGTAGAAGACCAAAGCCTAAACGAGTTGCTCGCCGTGAAAAGAAGGCCAAAGAAAAGGCTGCACCAACTGCACCGAGTATGCCTGGTAAACCTGGTGTTCCCAGTAAAAAACCAGCGCCATCAAAACCAAGTCAACCACCATCCAAACCAGCTGAGACAAAACCGGTTCAACCAAGTAGGCCTGCGGAACCAGTTAAGCCTGCTCAGAAGCCGGTAGAAACTAAACCAACACAAAAGCCAGCTGAAACAAAGCCAGTTGAAAAGCCAGCCGAACCAGTTAAACCTAAAACCACACAGCCGGTTAAGAAAGCACCAAAGAAACCATCTGCCAAACCAGCGGAACCAGTTAAACCGCCAGAACCGGTGAAACCACCGACTGCAACACAAAAACCACCTGCACCAGCAAAACCCTCCGTGACCGAAACTGCTGTAAAGGTTGCTACTGGTACCGCAGGTGTTGCTGGTATGTCTGCGGCTGCAGCGGCTTCTATTAAGCTTGAAACAGGTTCTGATGCATCACAAGCTATTAAAAAAGTAGGTCAAATAGTAGATAATGACCCTAAAGCTGGAATTAAATCTTATGGAGTTTTTGGTTTAAATTCAGGAGGAAAAAATGTTAACGAGTCTTCCATAGGTAGTTTTGTTAAAGACAATCCTCAATTCAGTTTTAAATCAACTATAGCATCTGAACAATTTGATAATGAATGGACAAATATTGCCAACACAAGACCTAAAGAGCTTTTAGATGCTCAATTGGCTTGGTATGACCGATATGTTGCTAAGCCTGCTTTGAAAGACCTATCTGGGTTTCCAATAGCAATAGTTTCTGATCCTAGAGTTATACTCTATATGACAGATAGAAGAAATCAATATGGAGGCCAAGGCTTAAAATCTGCTCTCGAAAAAGTGAAATCGGTTTCAACAGCCGAAGAATTTATAGATGAGATGACAGAAATTGATTTGAACAATATAGAAAAAGATTTTAAAACTTATTTACAAAATAATCCTAAAAATAAATCAGGTTTGATTAGTAGAATTCAAAAAAGAAAACAACTGGCATTAAATCTTTCTAAAACTCAAGAAGTTACTAAAATTGAAAAAAAACCTAAACAGGTTAATTCAAACGCAAATTTGGGCACATATGTGGATCAATCCTCTAGACAAAACAAAGATATGAAAACACAAAACCAGTCACCACCACCAATTATGCAACAAAATACAACTAACGTGAATAATACAACCGGATCACAAACTACACCGTCAGTTAATGATAGACCAAACCACGACAGAAAGTAAAAATGGCAGATAATAAACTAAATTATCAACAGGCTAGACAAGTTAGAAAATCCAATTTTTCTAATATATTGCTTGACCAGCTTGCTCAGAAAGATACTGGAGTACTTGGTGCTATTGGTAAAACTATATCTTTGAAAACTGAATCAAGAATAAAAGGCATCAAAGAAAAATTTGATCCTTTAAATATTGTAAAGTTTATGACTATGGGTTCCAGGTTTGGACCGGCTTTGTTTGGTAAAATGACTGGTCGTAACCAAAAAGACATTGACTATTTTACAGGTCGTACCAGAAGTGTTGTGGGTAGTAGAAACACAGCAGATAAATTGAAGAAACTTGGTGGTGACGGTGATTCTGGTGGTATCAATGAACAACTATCAAAGATATTTTCATTCCTAAAAAATAGTCGAGATGAAGATGTTAGATTAAAACAAACATCTAAAAATTTTGATGAAGAAATTGCTATGGAAAAGGAAAAACGTCACAAAGAATTGGTTAACACATTACAGAAATTAATGAAACAAATTAATTCAGGTACTGCTTCAGCTGAACCTGTAAAAGAAAATTCGTTTCTTGCTGACATGTGGGAAAAATTAAAAGGTCTGGCTGATTTGGTTGGCCTAATGAAAGACAGCCTTTTAAAAATAGCAGAGAAAATAGGTATGCGTGTGGCATCAGCATTGTCTAGTGCCGGTCGATTCGGTGCCAGAGCTCTTGGTGCAGCTGCCACATCTGGTGGTTTAACTGTTGCTGGTGTTGCTGTTGGTGGTGCCGCAATAACTTATGGGGCCGCAAATGTTTTGTCTAATATGAGTCCTGAACAACGTCAAGCCTTACAATCAGACATTGGTAGTGATACTGCATTAGCTGCAGCTGTATTAAATTCTCCCAAATCAGAAGAAGATGCAGCAAACTATGAAAAATCGCTTACGAAATATAGAAAATATATGGATGATGCGCCATTCTTGACACGAGCAGCTGCACTTTATAGTCCTTTAGCTGCTGGAGATTATTTGAGAAATGAAGCAAAAATACCGAAAAATGATTTAGATGAATTTGAGAAGTATGGTATAATACCTCCTGGTCCAAAAGCGGAACCTGTTGAGAAAAAGCAGGAGGCTGTTCCACAAGTACTCACCAATCCACAGTCTGGTGGTGCAACACCAAATTTGCGTCCAACAATGCAGAATGATCCACGACTAATGACACCATCATCGGCAACACCTTCTGCACCATCACCAGCTTCATCACCAGTGTCAAGTTTGACAAACAATAACATTGACCTCAATTTGACAAATACAAACTCCACTACTGTGAGTAAACCGGTTGTAAACAATACAACCAATGTATCAAACAGTCAACAAGGAAATCCATTAAGACCTAGTGAGATATCGATACGTAATGACGAATTAACATTCATGCGTTTGATTCGAGATTCTACAGTATTAGTATAAACAAAAACCCCGCACTAGGCGGGGTCTAAACAAAGTTCTGAGAAAGGAGCTTTTGTTTAATCTTCAGCCAACTTGCTGAAGTATGCCATATCATCATCGTCATCTGATGCAACATCAACTTCAACTGGCTTTTTAGGTGCAGCCTTTGCTTGTTCAACTGTAGTACGTGCTCTTGGAGCATCACCTTCATCGTTCAAACCAAGTACTTTATCTAAACGTGTTTTCAACATATCATAAGACTTGAATTCTTTGTCAGCAGTCAACTCACTCAATGAGAATTCTGACTTCCAAATTTTCTCCAACTTTTCATCGTCATCCAACAATGCAGATGGTGACATAAATTCAGACTTATCATAGTTTTGATAACCTGCAACTTTAGTGATCTTTAACTTAAAGTTAGCACCTTTCCACAAATCAAACGGATTGATTGGTGTTTCATCTTCAAACTGAGGATTCATTGCCTCTGTAACCTTCTCGAAAATCTTAGCACCGAACTTGAACAATTTAACTTGTCCTTCATTCTCTGGATGCTTAGGATCAGAAACGATATACACGTTTGCAATGTAGGATAGTTTACGCTTTTGTTTGCGTACAATATCTTTGTTTGCTTCAATGCCTGAGTTCCACAATTTGTTGTTGTGTTCACATACAGGACATTGTTGGTTCTTGGTTGTCAAACATTTGTCGATTAACCAACCACCAGGACCTTGGAATCCATGTTCAAAAATCTTAGCCCAAGGAAGACCATCTTCACCATCAACTGCTGCTGCGGGTAGAAAACGAATCGTAGCCATGCCGTTGCCAGCTTTGTCTACTTCTGGTCGCCAGAAATTTTCTTTGTCGGATTTACCTTCTGTGGAGGCGTTGAGCTCTGCCACTTTTGTTTTCAATTTGTCCAGATTGCCTGAACTCTTTTTAAGATTTGAAAAATCTACCATGATTTACCTTTCTAGTATAAACGGAATGTACGGAATATAAACGGATTGTCCACATGATGCATTATATAATAATATTTAGGTCTCGTCAAGTATAAACTTTAACTGTACCAAGGTGTCTTGAACATTCTTGTGAAAGATTGCCACTCCACCTGCAGCTCGCCAATCATCGATAACACTTTCGGTATCATCAATGATTAACGTATCTGTTCTTGCGTATTTTTTCTTTAGTTGTTTGCCAGGAACAAAATTACGTTGGAAGTCAATCCCATGTGTTTCCAACCATTCAATCTTTTGTTTAGAGATTGCTTCATGTCTCCTAGGATTGGCCGAGGATGATAGAATCTGAGTAGGTGGTACTGCATTACGCAAAGCCATTACTAATTGCATGGCATCAGGCATCAATTCAAGTGTTGCAAAATTACCATCTTCAATAAATTTATCGAAGAATCCTCCGAACTCTTTGTCATTTCTGGTTTGTTGTGGTGTTACACCATATAGTTCCAAATATCTCTTTTCGAAATCTGCAATAACGCCATCCATATCTAAATAGATGCAATTAATTTTAGGCATATTCTTTCAAACTTTCTTTCAAAATAGATTTAAATTTATTTTTGTCATAAACAATGAACGGTGTGTACTTTTCAATTTTTCTTTTGTATGTTGGCCAAATCACATCGTCTGATATTTTTTTGTTCCACATAGGCAGAAAATTCATAATGTCATTTAATATACACACCGTTTCAATAATTATATTACCACGAGTCATTTCTTTTAGTAACAATGGATATTGTCCATCAACAACTATCAACATTTCATTTGGTGATTGTGTTGTGTTGAGTAGTGACATTATATCTTGTTCGAAGCGATATGTCAAGCTCTGGTTTCTTTTTTGCCACTTCTTGTGGTTTTCTTCACCTTCAATACCACAAATATCACCTACCCAATTAACATTGGTTTCCAAGAAATTGGCAATATAGAATGACTTCAATTCTTCTATGTTGTACTTACGTGATAATTTGTAAAAAGAATATTTAGCTTTGTTGTTTGCAAAGTTGTCCTTTGATACGTTGGTTTTTCCGTTATAACGAAAAAAATTGTAAGAATCAGAAGTAAAATGAAGTTTAATGCTTTGAAAGAGGGCATACGCTTCAAATCCTGTCGTTTCGGTCATAGAGGCAATTTAGAACTTTTCTTCAATAGATTTAAGTCTTGTGCTTCTTCTCTAATCTTTGCTTTCAATGCACTGGAAATTAAAGAAGATGCTACATCAACTTCCATGCCTGTTTGTTCACAATGATGCACGATTGCATCCATATGGGTGCCACCCAATTCATTGACATTTTTACTAATCATTTCACTAAATTCATTAATTTCGGTTTTCGTTGGCACAGTTAATCTTTCGTATGTTTCGTATAAAACAAATGGTTTCCAATTTTTATAACGTACTTCAATTTCCACTTTGGATTAACATAGGTGGCATGATAGAACATCGATTTCGTATTGTATATTCTATCATGTAATATTGATTCTGTCAAGGCTTTTCTTGCAACAATTAGGCATTCTTCCCATGCATATTTGTTCCTAATATCATTTACATTTTCACCAACCCAGCTGAATTGATATGTGCTACCTGTTTTTTGATATACAACATCACATACTGTTTTTGGATAATGTACACTGTTTACACGATTCATTGTAACTTGCGCTACCGCTAATTTACCTTCATATGATTCAAATGCAGCTTCATAGTAAAGATTTTTAGCCATGCAAAGCATTTGTTTGCCTAAGTCTTGTGCAACAGTTCTTTCAATTGTCATTGTTTGTTCTTGTGCCGGTAAAGGTAAAAACATTATCGATAATGAAAATAATAAAGTTGGTAAAAACTTCATTTGTACTCCTTGTGTGTGTGGGGGAAACCCCTAACCCTCAGGTAGTTTTTCTGGTGACCTTGACTTCAGGTGCCGTGGAAATATTAGATACAAATCCATTCAAGGTCGCGGCCTTGCTGATTATGTCTGTTTCTGAGGGGATCGTTGGCAAAGCCGGATATTTGGGTGGCGTTTCACCCTTGGCCTTTGCTGTATCACACACAACGTGCCATTCTTGTTGAAGGCGATTGGTTTGTGCGTGATAGTCATCATATAGCATGTCTCTCGACATTTTCAATAACTCTAAACGAATTTCAAATGGTGTCATGTTTGACATATTTTTTCCTTGTGTGGTGTGTAAGTGTGGCGGTGGTTTTTTAAATGGGCCCCACCTAACCCATATATTTATTTAGTAGATTAGAAACTACGAGTGTATTGCAAACGCACACCGTCTTTTTCTTGATCACCGTAGCTACGGCTCCAGCGAACTGAAACTGAATCTTTTTTAGTAAGTGGATATCCTACTGTAGTGTGAACACGAGTAGTTTCAAACAATTTACCTGATTCAAATGCATTGCGGTAACGTACACCAACATCTGCTGAGAGACCAGCTACAAGAGGAATCTTGACACCGGTATCAACAGCATAGTAGCTGAAGTGAGTTGAATTTGTCATACTTTCACCTAAGCGACCACCAACATACAATGCACCAAAGCTTTTCTTTGCACGAACTTCAAGCGCTTCAGAAATTGATCCACGGCCGATTTCGGTTTGGCTGTTGGCCATTTTGATGCTGTAGTCAACAGTATCCATTTTGCTGCCAATGACTACGCCATGGTTAACATTTTCTGCACCTGTTAAACGATTGCTTTCATCGGAATATTCCAATGATGCATAACCACCTGCAAATGCTGAAGCACCAATTAACATACTAACTAAAAAAACACTAATATTTTTCTTCAATTTAAACTCCTGTTGTTATAAAATTGGTTGGTTATTCTGTTACGAGGAAACCAACCGAAACCCTAGTCAGCGTTTAGGCTGCCAATGCGTACTCGTAAGAGTTGTCGTTTGCATTTACGTTTTTTGCTTGATTAACGGTCATCGCCTACCGTGCTGTCCACTCCGTTACTATTTGCCCTGTCGAAACCATGGCAGGCCCATCAAAAGCATACAATCCCCACTAGAGCCCTCAGAGGTTTCTTTCATCTAGGACAACTATATGCTTATGGTGGACCTGGCGGGAGTCGAACCCGCGTCCAGAACACTTTTCTCTTTGCTTCATACAACAATAACTTCACATTATACATCAGACCTTAATATTTATCAACCTTTTTATTCAGGTTTGATTTTTCTGACAAATGGCTGCCATTGCTCACGCAGTTTTTGCATTGAGGTTTTCACCCCTTGAGGTGTTTGTTCACTGGGAGTAATGAATATAAATCTTTCGTCATAGCTAGCACGGGTTTCTTCTGAATTCAATGCAGGAATAAAAGCATCACGGTACCAGTCCTGTACATCCTGTGGAGTATTTTTAGGTAGTACTAAGTTCCAGCAAGCGTATACATTAAGATTAGGAATGTAGTCTTTCATCAGCTTGACCTTTTCAAGTCCAGGCATTTGCTGCTCACCTGTCATTGCAATTAATTTAAGTTTACCTGATTTGATCAAAGGAGCTCCCACTGCAACAGGAAACACACCAAACTCAACATGACCAGCTACTACATCGCTCATAGCTGGTGCAGGACCTTTGTACATCACGGTTTGTACATTATCAACTGCAGGTTCAACTTTGGCTAACAAGTATTCTATAGCTAGTTTATGAGCAGCACCGCCCACAGCAAAGTTCATCTGTCGTTGACCCGACTTAACTTCTGCAATTAACTTTTCTGGTGTATCAATATCAGAATTTACTCTAGCAAAGAAACCAAGCGGACTTTTACCCATGTTTGTTACAGGAACAAACTCCATAGGATTGAATTTGACAATATTTGCATACCATATCTCAGAAGATACAAATGTACTCTGACAACTTGGGATTGAAATAGTATAACCATCACCAGGTAGTGTATTGAAGTAATTCATACCTACTACCTCAGATGCACCTGGTCGGTGTTCAAATACAAAGCTCACACCTGTTTTAATTTCTACCTGCTTAGCCAAAATTCTGAATGCAATTTCGTTGCCACTGCCAGGTGAGTTAGCAACAAGAACAGTAATAGGTTTAGACGGGGTCCAAGCATGTGTTAGTGCTGTGCCAGTTAATAGTAAAATCGCCAATAGTTTTTTCATAATTATCCTCACGTTATTAAGTATTGTTTGTCATAGAATCAGGCATACTACCTATAGCAAGACCTGATGCTCGTTTGTGCTGCTGAAGCACTTCATCCATTCTGAAAACATCATAGCTGTACTGTTTAACATTAGTTTTCATAGTTAGATATGTTGTAGATTGAGTCTCATAATTATTTTCAAAATTAGTTATTGACCATCTTTGGAAGTCATCAGTATGGTAAAACGCTTTGAATGTATTATTCAAAGTATTAGTAGTATTCAATTTATTCAAGTAGTCTAGATGCATTTGATATTTGAATATGAATCTAAAATAACTAACAAGCTGATAAGCGTATTGTGTGGCTATAGGAAACTGACTCAGTTTAGGAGCAATCACAGAATCATACAAAGCTTGACTTTGAGAAACATCACAAGCATGAATTCTAGAATGGTTAACTACAAAATAATCACGCGCAGGCATGTATTTGATGCTGTTATCTACAGGTGTCTTGTAAAAGTCATTAATTCTATCAGTACCAACAGCCAAAGCATGAAACTTAAAGAATTTCTTACCAATAGCAAGATGATGTTGTAGTACTGGAAATATTTGATCATTGCAGTCACCTGTGACTAATATTCTATCAGTCACTTTTTGTTTCATCATATTGAAAACACTTAACCCGTCACCAATATCATAATTATTGAGTGCAATACAATCAAAATTTGCACGAACATATTCATACATGACAGGAGCTTCTTCCTGTGTATTACTATCTATAGTAACACTGAATTGAATATTGTTTTTAACAAACGCAGCTAAGATAGCTGTAGAATCTACACCTCCACTCCACATCACAACAGGATTCAAATTAGCGTAAGACTGTGCTGTCTCATCCATAATCATACTGTATGATTTAGTAGTGTGAGTATCTTGTGGGATAGTGATGGTTGATCCAGTTAAAAATATACCAGAACGATCTGTCAACTCGGAGTTTGGAGCTCCACGTAAAGGTAGCATCACCAATGATCTATAAATTTGATTAAGATCACTATCGTTCTCAATACTATCTACTTCAATACTCATTCGAGATACTTGTTCTTCATCATCAATGTCTCGAATATCTACAACTTGAATTTGTGATTCATTAAGACCTGACAATTCATCTGTAAAAGATGAATCTGAAAGTATTGTTGAAGCAGGAACACGCCCCCAGTGCCCATTCAAAAGAAATTTGACTTTGTAATTATTAATATCTTCAAGTAAAGATATTTGCTGTCTGATATTTTCTAAGGTTGTAGTCATAATTTTTTTAAGATTAGTTGTAATATAAACCACCAGGGATGTAGCCATGATTCACGCCAAATACTAATGGTAGAAGTGTGTTGTTAGCTGAGAACCAGCTCCATCTGTTCAACGAAGGATTACTACCATAGTATTCGTAAACAGCATTAGATGTATACAACGTTAGTCCATTTCCTGTTATACTGTTAAAGAAATTCTGTCCTAGATTTGGGTACCCATAAGTGGCAATCTGATTGAAGTATAGAGCCGGATTATAGTAATTCCTAGTAAAATTGTATGCCATATATACACCGTTTATCCTGGCTCTTCCCGTGCCATCATCGGCAATTTCGCCAACCTGCTGAGATGGAGTCACAGACTCTCTTTGAGTTTGGGTAGCTTGATACCACACAAAAAAGAAATTATTAACTATGTTGCTCTTACCGTAAAAGTTAGACATAGAAATCTGACCGGACGCAACACCAGCAAGAGTTCTATAAGAAGCTTGGTTCAAGCTAGCTGTTGTAGTACCAGCCACACCAAGTTCTTGGTTGATGTTATTGAACGATATTGCACCTGAGCCTTGTAATGCCATGTTTGTTCCTTACCTTTTGATTATTGATCCTGATGCAGGTGTTGGCATTATTGCTCTCTATAAAATTGAATTGCTTTAACAAGACCATCGATGTGGTCCTCTGTAGTTTCAATAAACAAAGCAGGTGGTTCATTGTCAACAGCCATAATAGTTATCAATTGATGAATGGGTTCTCCAACCATTTCTTCATACATCAATGCATATGCTGTTTCTTGCCAAAAATAATCTAAAATATCATCACGTTGTTTGATTCTTTTAGATGTTTTAAAATCTATAACAGATAAAACACCATCAAACTCAGCAATGCAATCAACTCGACCTGCTAATCCTAATTGTTCAGACCACAAGGCCTGTTCTTGATAATGAATATTGTCAATTCTGTCTAATAATGGTACCAAAGAAACAAACATTTCTTTAGCATCCGGCATAATATCACCTAATTTATCATTATTTAGGTATCTTTCACATAATGTATGTACATTTGTACCACGGGACGTTGCCTGTCGTGATATTTTGTTTGCTACTTCCTCACCAACCCGTTTGCGCCAAGCCATGATCGAAGCCTTCTTTTGGAGGCCAATGACTGTGGTGACGGAAGGCAATTTGCTTCCAACTGGTGTAACGTAATATCGCTTTCCATCAGGAAAAGTTTGCGATTTTAAATCGGGTAGTTGTTTTGGTGGGCAATAATTAAACATATCAATAACCTAGTTCTTCACATGCTACAATCCATTGTTTCACTAAACTACTACGGACAATATCATCTGGTGTAAAATATATTTCTTGAAAAGAAGGCATTTTACGTGCCACTTCTAAGAAACTGTGAAAAGATGTTTGGTCTTTACTACTCTTAATTAGGTCAGTTTGTTTAAAGTCACCGGAAAATATAATTTTAGACCTATGACCAACGCGAGTAATAATTGTGTTAACTTCTGACCAATTCAAGTTTTGATTTTCATCAACTAAAATAATGGCATCATCAATTGAAATACCACGAATTGCTGTAGTTGAAATGAATCGAACATGACCTTGTTCTTTTAATCTATCCCATGCATCAGAACGGCCAAAGAGTGTGGATGCAATTTCTTTATATGGTAACTCGTAGATTTCTTGTTTCTCATCCAAATTGCCAGGTAGATATCCAACATCACGTAATTGAACAAGTGAACGTACAACAACTACTTGTTTGAAAGAATTGGATTTATCTAAAACTTCTTCTAATGATTTATATAGTGCTAAAAAAGTTTTACCTACACCTGGACAACCGAATAGTCCCATGAAGTACGCACCGCCTTTATACATTTCAAAGAATAGTCTTTGGTTCTCTGTTAATGGTTCAAATGTTTTTAGATGGTCTGGCTTAATTTTTAATGAGTTGTTTATCGATGACTGTTGCCTAGTTTTATTCTCATCATCCTGTGATTGTTCCGCTGCGTACCTGGATGTTGTTCTTTTCGTAACCATCAATTCTCCCTTTGACTAATGCTGAAACTTTTTTTGTATTATCG